AACTTTTATACGATTCAGCATTTGTATTGGTAGCTTTCGTATTATTATTCGTAGCAGTCGTAGTTGAAGTAATTGATGTACCTAACTTATTAACATCACCAGCCGCTTGAGCAGCGTTGGTGTTAATGTTAATATTAATATTTTGATTCTTATCTGCCATTTATAAATGATTTAATTTTTTGTGTTAATGATTGTTCGGGTTTGATTTGGTATCTTCCAAGAAGAATATCCAATTCTGGCGAAGGTTCTTTTATGAGTGGCTTCGCCATGATTAGTTTCATATGTAATTCTTTCATATCTTTTCTTTTCTTAAAAACAATTGTTAACCATTTAAATGATAAGAGCTAACTAAACTACGATTACCATAGATATCAACTATCGTAATATAAATAGTCTTCCCAACATTAGAGTTAGATAAATTGATATTGAACCACTTCTCTGACGTATGTACATCTGGTTGGATAACACCATCAATATTCATCTCATATCTATCAATCTTATAAGTTGAATCGAAGCCAGTCATATTCAATACAAATCCAGGAACTCCTAAGAAGCTGTAACTGAATGCACTACCATTAGTGTTAAACCATACACCAGCATTTGGTTCGGTATAGTTAAGTAATTTCAAAGTTGCTTTTCCTGACACAAGATTTAATGCCGCTTCTTCAATTGAATGAATTTGGTCACCAATGATAATATTGTTTCTTAAATCGAAGTTGGTTAGTTCAAATGAAGGTAACCAACAAGTAATCGTTTTTATTCTACCATTAGGTGCATTTAATCTACTGATAGTATCATCATAATGATTTGAATATAGGTTAAAATCCAAACCAACGCTTCTTAAAACATCAACAGTTGGGCTAAATCCTAATGAATTACTATAGTTCATACGTTTATAACGTTGTGACGTTATGTCAGTTTCATCAATATCCGAGATACTAAACCTATTTACTTCAGTTGTAGCTGATTTTGCGCTACCAATCTTGAAGGCAAACTGGAAATCAGAGCCCATATCAACTGGTCCACCGTTATAAAACAGTGTCAATTCACCTAAATTTGGTTTATATAAGCTACCATATGCTGGCACACCCGCTGATGGCTTGTCATTATTGAACCCATAACTGGTTGCAAACTGAGTATTCAAGAGAACTTGAGGCGTAATCGTTGATGATGTTTCCAATTTATAGCTACTTGTAAGGGTATCTCCAGTAATTTTCAAAGTAGATTCACCAAATTCTTTACCAATTGGGTTATTAACATTCGCTACAGCATAGTTTACGTTACCAATATACTTCGATGTGTAGTGTTTGAAGTCGTAATCCTTATATAAAGTATTAGATTCCATAGAATAATCACTGATATCAGCATATCTCGTATAGTCAAGAGTCTTATTATACCATTCTTGAGGTCTCTCAAAGTATAGTTTTTTATTATTAGCATTATCTTGTCTGATTCTTAAGTTGAATAGTTTAACAAAATTCGATACAAAATCAGATACCTTCATACTAGGCAATGATTTCAACAAAGCTATTGTATTCATTTCAGCATAATTATCAAATGAACCATATAAATAATAATTATATTGAGCATCATTGTCATATACCCAAATAGAATATTGTCCATCTGTCCATTCACAAATAGTTGACATCTCAACTTCAACCTTAAATAATAAAGGAGCAGTTGGTGTGATAGGTACAACAAGTGGATTGGTTCCGAATTTAGTTTCACTGAAAACTGTTGTTGCCCAAATACTATTAGCTGAATCTGGATTAGCAGCAACAGTTTGCTCATATAAAACAGTTCCAATAGAAGCTGGTCTCATATCAATATATCTAAACTTAGCTGAAATAGGAGTATCAGAAGCCGCCAAACCTAACGATGATTTAGGTGTGAATGCTTGTGAAAAGAATCCAGATTGAGTTGTAAGTGTACTTGTTTTCTCCAATGAATAAACTTCACCAGCTGTTCCACTTGGTTGTAATATCCAGTTGGTTAATGCTGGTGCTGAAAATCCAGGTTGGTATTGGAAAAATCCATCAGTGTATGGTAACGTTGCGTTAACAGAATTTGTTTGATTTCCAGTTAAATGGATTGCCAAATTGTCATACGCTCTTTCACCCTTCATCGGAATCACAAACTCAAACCCAAAGTTTTGAGCTATCCTATCTATCACATACGAAAATGGAATTGATGGTCTTAATTCTTTCTTATCAACGTAATGAGCCGATGTTGTTGTATTAGTAATTGGTGGAATTGTTCCAGCAGAATATTTAATATCATTTGCGCCCATATCATTAAAGGTCCAAACTCTTTCCATTGAGATAAGAGGGACCATAACACTAGCACCAGTTACTGATGAATTAGATAAATGGTTATAGACATTAGAATCACTCCAGTTGAATGTTACACCACTGTACACACCACCAAGTGAATCTAGTTGCGTAAGAGTTACATCACCAACGCTATCTTTGAATGATTTAAGAGCTGTTGTAAAAGTAACTGAATAAGAAAATATTTTATCATTCTTGAATTTTCCAGGTCCTATCAAAATACTACCAACCTTAAACAACTGAGTACCAATGTATAACTTAGCATTGAAACTAATTTTAGTATTTCTACTTACCTTGGTGTTGAAATAAAAATCCAACTTACGATTGTTCTTATCAGCTGGAATGCTGAATGATTGTGAGTAAACACTAAATGCTTTGGCTAAGTCACTTGAGTCTTTTAATTTGTATGATATGTTGATATTCTCTTCAGTACCAAACGTATCTAATAACTCATATACCAATGGAGATGTTTCTATATATAATTTTACTTTAGACATTATCTTAAATCGTTTATTTTAGAATTTGATTCTTCAAAAGTTAATGGATAACTAATACGAACCTTATCATTTATTAATGTTTTTCTGTCGAAGTTTTGGCTTGTACAGTTTACTGGAATCTGTCTATAGTTATTGTATAGTGTTCCGATGTGTGTCTGGTCAGCTGTGTAAGCAGTTGAATCGACAGTGATGATTGTGCTATCAACAGTCAATGGGATTTGTCCAGATGAACCAAGATATTGGATTAGATAAACCATTGGTGAATGTTCAATCTCTTCAACCATCTCACCCATTTTTTCTTTTAATATTCCAGTGTTCATAACATAACTTTGGATTGAGTTGATATTGTATTGATTAGTTGTTCTAACCAACTTAGGGTCGGATGCTCTTGGGTTTCTATAACCTCGTTTATAATCGTCTCTATCTATCTTGCTCGATACACTTACCTTACCAGTTGGTGTGAAGTATTCAAACAAACCAAACTTATTCAAGTAAACAATTGTCCAAGGTTCTTTTACACAAACGGTATTTAAATATTCAACCACTTGAACATCTCTTACCACCATTGCATTTGAATTGGTTGCTCCTGAGACATTAATTTTTGGCTTGTAATAAACGATATGTTTATCTTGATAGATTGGAATGTTACTATCAGGGAATCCAAATGAACCTCTGTTATAACTAAACCCAGCGGCCTCTCCTTCATAGTTCCAGTGATACCCAAGTGTTGCATATCTTGTGCTACCAGTATAGATAACATTAGCCACAACATTCTTTTCTTCAACTGCGGTCCATTGCCAGTACACACCTTCGCTCGACATAATTGAAGAGTCAGCTCCGTATTGCATCGTTGGGTTGATGTATGATTGTAGTATCTCACCAACTTCAAATGTAATGTAGTTATCGGTTGCCGATATCCTTGTACCAATTAATGGTTGTGTAGGTGTTCCAGCGAAAGCCAATGGTGTTGTTATTGGCCCATCCCATATCCATAAGTTAAGACTAATTGAAATGGTGTTGGCATCCGCTGAGAATGTTAAGTGTCTTGGTGATGTAACGAAATCACAATTGGTTAATCCAGTGATTGGTTGAACACCTTGTAAATTATATATTGCCATTATTTAATATTTTTTAATAATTCTTCTGTTATTTTTTCAGTTATTGATGCGAGCTCTTGATTAATAATCTTATCAACACTCACCTCTAACTCATTAGGTTCTTGAAATGCACCATACTCCAACTGACTTAATGTCAGGGTTTCTTTATTCACATTGTATTTGATAGATGCTTGAAGTCTACCAGTATCTTTTCTGGTATCTTTCTTGGCATCAACTACAATCTTTTTACCTAAGTCATTTAATATTGTTGGGATGATTTCTAGCATGGCGAGTTATTTGGTATTTCAAGTTGAATAGTGAATCTTACACCATCCAAGATATTAGTCTCAGTGAATTTCAACATCTGAATGTTTGTCATACTGAATATCTCGATATCATTCTTATTGTTTGCGTTGCTCTTGATATGGTTAACGAACCTCACAGCGATTGAGTGGCATTCATTTAGGTTATCGATAAGGTTACTTGAATAAATCTTTTTATTATTAAGTTCCTTTTCAATGTTTCTATCATTAAGAATTGTTATTGTGTAGTTGATGTAGATTAAATCCTCTATCATATTTGAATCAATGATATCAACGTTAGCCAATGGATAAATGTTTGACTTGTTTAAATCGATATCACTGGTCTTCTCAAATGATATAGTGTGAACCAATGGGTTATCGTTTAAGCCATCGATTATAAATTGGGTTGCTAATGCTAATTCGTTCATATTTCTTTTATTTATTATAAAAACAATTTGTTATTAAAAAATCAATCCAACCCTTGTGAGGTTGGACTATGATTATCTTTGTGTGTTCTTGTTATCAATCTTTCTTTTTCTTATTAGGTATTGACCCATATAAAGGAAGTCCATAGCTTTCAATTTTAAAATATCATTCATCTTTAATAAGTCTCCATTAGATACTAAATAAATGATTTCCATAAATGGGCCGTACTCTTCCATAAATTCTTCTTGCATTGTTAATCCGAGATGTTTTACCTCTCCAACATTTAAACTTTCTCCGTCATCGCCTGAGCCATAGATATCTGGAAAATGTAATCTAATTGAAGTGAACTCTTCGTAAAAAGTTCTATGTATCCCTCAACAATTTCTTGGCTTACATCAGAGAACTTATCATCGAATCCTTTGTATTCAGTGATAGCGTATTCACCTTTGGCATTTACCTCACCAACGATTGGTCGATAGAGGATGTCTGTTAACTCACCGTAATCTTCTCGCTGTACGCAGTTGGTGATATCGATTAACTCTGATGCTGTTATCTCACTGAAGTTTGGAATGAATCCGTATTTGATTCCATCTTTGATTATAATGTTTTTGAATTCAGCTTTGGGTGACATAAGGACCGCTGATAATTCGTTGATGAGTTTGATGATATCGGCCACTTGCATTTTCTTATATTCGGAACCTTTGATTCCATAAAATAAAAGAAGGAGCTTCTGTGATGTTTCCTCTTCATTTAACTCGGCACCTTCCATCATCTGATTAAAGAGTTGAAGGGTTCTGTATTCAATGTCAGCTTTTGTTTTATACTGTTTCATCTTCTGTTAGTCTTTCTACTTTAAGTGCAATATATAACATCTTATAGATAATATAAAATGGTATATTAATTGGGTTATATTTACCCACCTTTTTATCAAAGTGCTTATTTGTAATCAATCTAAATTCGTTGTAGCTTTGACAGTCCTCAACTTGTTTAAAGAACTTAATCTTATCTTCATCGAATTCCTTTTCGAATTCTTTACTGAATGCTTTCTCCATAGTTTTTTCTTTTAATTATAATTATTATTCTTCTTTTGTAAATAGCGTAAACAGAGTTTACTCGCCTACGGCAGTTAGTATACATGATAAACTCCAGTAGCGGCTTTCAAACTATTACTTACAAAATATCTGACACCATCAATCGAGTGATTATACATATCCACTGGTGTGCCTGACTTTTTGTCATTCCATACGTAGTTATTAAATTCTTTGATGATGTTTGTTGAAGTGTCTGTTATCACAAATCTATAATCCTCCATCAACTTCAATCCTTCTGCGATACTACCAGCACCTTTGATACAAGCCTTGATGTTTAGTCCAGTCTTCTTTAACTCTTCAATCAATCGAGGTTCAGAGTTATCTGCAATGATTAGTTTATTAAAACATTCTTTTTTAAATCGGCTTTCTAAATCAGATGTTGATAACTTTGGTTCATAAACCTTTTCATCTAAATAGATTATCTTATTCTTTTTATCTATCGCTACCTTGGTTAATGTTGATGGGTCATTACTATAACCCCAGTCACATCCATAGCCATACTCTATATCATTATTGAATTCACCTATCGACCAATTGTTAAAGATTACACCTTCAGCTTTGCTCAGCCAGCCCCCTAAGATTGTGTGATTATATTTGGCTGGGTTCTTTATTCTCATCTGTTCGATATCATCAACGTAATCAGCTGGCAAATGTTTTAGGTTATCGAGGTATGTGGTATGGATATAACTTACTTTATTTTTGCTTCCGTTGAATCCTTCTTGTATTCCATTCTCTTCAAAAAATCTTGTATAAATAAAATGTTCTTTTGTTGAAGGATTTAATATCATGATGATTTTATTGGGCCTTAAATTACTTCTGACTGATAGACTTATCTTTTCAAATATCTTTTCATCAGTCAACTCTTCCGCTTCGTCCATACACCAGATTGTAACCCCATTTAGAGACTTCAGGTTAGCCGATTGGTCCTTGTTTGATACTTGGAGACCTCTGAAGATTATTTTGCTTCCAGTGACCTTGCTTACGATTTCATCAGCTGTTATTTCAAATGCTGATTCTATTCCAAGATAATTCAACTTCTCAATAAATTCTGGAATGATACTGTGTAATGCTGACTTCATTGTGTAACGAGTAAACAAAACTGTGTGGTTGGTTTCGGTATGAAGTAATAAACTTAAATAAGTCGTAATCGAATATGACTTGGCACTACCTCGACCACCAGTACAAATTACATATCTGTCATCGGTTGTAAAAAGCTTTTGATATTTCTTATTTAAAATTATTTTATTCATCATCAAATCCTAACATTTCTTTTAATGAAATGTTTCCATCTATTTTCATCTCAACCTTTTTGGTTTCTAATCCACCCAACTTACTTAAAAGATTCATCGCTTGGATTCGAGCTGTGTTATTTGTTTTGGTTCTTGTCTTTAGAATATTTCCTTGACCATCTCTTTCGATTTCTTCTGTGTCTTCTGTTAAAACAATTCCAGTCAATTGATGAACCAAAAAGTCTAATTTAATTTCCTCTTTCATTCTTAATTGTTCCTTCTTCAATTCAATATAATCTTGAATCTTTGGAAGGCTAAGGAGCTTACTCGCCTCTGTATCAGCAGTTGTTGATAACACATTGGGTTTCAATTGTTTATAGGCAAGCCTACCGTTGAATCCCATATTGAACCAGATATCAACGAATTGAGTTTCGAATGCTGTTAACACATCTGAGGTTGGGTCTGATTGTATATCTTTCTTTTTTGCCATTGTTTTATTTTTCTTTCTTTGGTAATAGTACTTTAATCTCCCATACTATTTGATTATCACCATATGTTTTAATTCCCTTTAATGGTGTTATATCGTCTATTCTTTCAAGAA